TGGTTTCTTCCCATGATTTGAAAATAAGATCATCATAGAATAGTGATTCATATGATACATTGTTCTTTTTCTTCAACATGGAAATACGGCCTTTGGCATACTTTGTTTTCCAAATATTTGCCAAAGTTTCTTCACTAGTATCGAAGGACTTTACCAGATTATCTGCCGTAATTTCTTTGCGTAAAAATTCGCATGTATTATTATATAGTGGAGAAAAATAAATTCCCCTTTGGTGAGCACATTTTACCAAATCTTTTGGTATTTTCATTTTACTGTATGCAAAATGTAAAGTTCGGTTTTTATGGTCACGCTTGTATGGTAAACCATTGGGTTTTTTGGCTTCCCACCATTCAAAATAGTGTCGTGTGTGATTTTCTTTTACCCAATCATAGATGCGATTAAGTATATCTCTATTGGGATCGAAAGCAACTGAACCAGAACTAAAACCCATTTTGTTCCAGTGTTCCAATCCATCATACTGTGAAAGACCGTTTGATTTTGTGTTACCATATAAACTAGTAGTAGTAACGCCAACAAGAACATCTCCATATTGATTTCTCCAATCATTTTGAACTGTGTCAGATAAACACAATAAGGCCAACAATTTACCACCCATGTAATTGAATCCGAGTGGTTGTAAAGGAACAATTGTAGAACCAATTGCTGTGTGATTAATCATGTTGCCTGTTGTTTTGATGTCTTTAGGCCAACCAATGTATTTGTCTCTTGGAGTTAAGTCCAAAAAATCTGATGAAATACAAACAACACCCAAAAATTTTTCAGTTATCTCATCAATAACCGTGTAATATAAATTACGACCAATGTTCGAATTATTCTTCATTGTAGAAGAAAATGTACGCAACGTATTCCATTTGTCTGCCAAAGGACCATTCGAAAGAACCATTTTTGGTTTCAATTTAGCATAATCGTCAGGATCTTTTGGCATCCAAATATTAGATTTCATATCACGAATCACATCTTCCTGGTCCTTGTCAACCATTTGACACTCATCACCAAACAGTGTGGACATGATCCTGGTGGGATATTTTTCATGCACTTCACACCACTTTTGGTATAAAGTATATTCACGAACATCCATTTGAGATTTGACCGTCAAATCTGCAATCAAATCTTGTTTTAGTTGTTCCGTGTCTATGTGTTCGAATCTCTCTGGTTCATTTTCTATTTGCCAGAGTCTCCATTGTTCATCAATATCAGGTATTTGTTTTTTCGTTGCCATCAATAATAAATTTTTTCATTTCCGCATTAAAATATTTGCGTTTAATTTTCTCTAGTTTTTTAATACCAGACTGTAAAGCTAATGGCTTTACCCTGCTAGTATACACTATTCCTTCCATATGGTCAAGCTCATGCAGGAAAGTTCTTGCGGTTATACCATCAAAAGTTGCTGTGTGTTTTTCTCCGTTCCAATCTTGGTATTCCACCATAACTTTTTTGGGTCTGGTAATTCTCAACATTAGAAGTGGAAAAGATAAACAACCTTCCGGTATATGTGCCTCACCCTCATATGATAGGATTTTTGGATTGAAACAAGAAATGAATTCATCTCCGGATCCCATAACAAATACTCTATATGGAAACCCACATTGATTGGCTGAAAGTCCCAATCCATTATTTTCTTTACATGTCTCAACCAAAGATGATGCAAATTCATTTGGATTCACTGGAGGATTATTGAAATCAAACTCTTTAAGTTTAGTGTGTAATATAGCCGAATCTGGAGAAACAATCTTAAAAGTTTTTACAGAATCTTTTTTTACCTTTGTTATACTACTGACTTCACTTGTGTCATATAAAACAACATCTTCAACAGCATTTGTATTTTCAATATTCATTTTGCAATCCTTGAAAAGTTTCCTTTTTTCTGAAATTTAATTACTGACCGAAATTTATCAAACAATTGATCTCCTTTATGACTTATAACAAATATGTTTGTGTCTTTTCCCATATCTTGTATAAGTTTTAAAAATTCTTCAGTTCCAACTATATCTAGACTAGAATCAAAAACCTCATCCAATATTAAAAGATTTGTGTTTGTACTATTTTTCATCTTTGCAATCTGTCGCCAAGTAAACAACAATGCCAAATCGATACGCATTTTTTCACCTTCGGAAAAATTTGCATAAGAAAATTCATCACGGAACCGACTCTTGATAGTTTCATTAAAATTTTCATCAATATTAAAATTAACAAAAAAGTCCATTGATGATAAATATTTGTTTATAAGTTTATTCATTATGGGAAGATATTGTTTAATGATTCTGGATTTTATTCCACCATCCTTCAATAAAACACCCGCATATTCTAAGTATTGTTTTTCTGACAACAATGTTTCGTATAATTGTTCTGTATTCTTTAGTTCTGCTTTCAGTTCTAATAATTTTGCACTATCTACCTCAGTTATAACTTTGGTGGATAACTCTACAATTTCTTCATTCAATTTGTTAATGTAAACATTTATTGCAGACATTGTTGCCAAGTTTTTTGTGATCTCACTTGAATGGTCATTAATATGTTTAATTAAATTGGAAACTTCGGTCAACTCATTACTTATTCCCGAGATAGCAGTTTCAATTTCCTGGAGATTCTTTTTCTTTTCAGAAATTTTTTGATTTTTGGATTGAACTTGTGAATTTTTCCATTCTTGTGTGATTGATTGTTTGCATGTAGGACAGTCATGGTTGTTTTCATAAAATTCAATTTCCTTTTCATCTCTATTGATATTGGTTTGTATTTTACCTTGAGCCTGAAATAAAACCTTTGATTTTTTTTCTAATTTCTCTTTTCTATCACCAACTTTTGAAGTCAAATTATCCGTATGTTTTTGTATCAACTCGTTATTTTTTAATAACTGGGTTAATTGTAACCTAGACTTTTCAATTTCTTTTTGTTTTTTGGAAATTTCAACATCGTTATGTTTTTTATTTTCTTCGATGTTTTCTTTTTGCATTTTTATTTTCTCTTGAAGCAAAGAAATGTCATACTTGGTTTTACCCAAACTTTCTTTGTTTAGAGATAACATGTCTTTTGAAACGCTGTGCATTGAAGAAAAGATTTGGATATCCAACAAATCTTCAATGATGGTTCTTCTGTCTGCTGGAGACAACTGCATGAAAGGAACAAAAGAAGCTGAACCAAGGATTACAACCTGCGTGAAAGACTTAAAATTTAATTTGAGAATTTGATTCTCTAAAACGTCTTGGTAGTCTTTCGCAGCTGCATCCTGGTTCAGCAATAATCCATTAACATAAATTTCAAAAACATTAGGTTTAATACCACGCACAACCTTATATGTTTTTTTACCTATTTCAAATTCAACTTCTACAAGTGCATCACGACCGTTAACAGAATTCAATAACTGTGGTTTATTTATCTTCCTGAAAGGTTTTCCAAATAAACCAAAACATAAAGCATCCAACACGGTTGATTTTCCTGCACCGTTTTGGCCGACAATCAAGGTATTTGGTGATTTTGTAAAATTAATTTCTGTGAAATGTGCGCCTGTACTTAAAAAATTACGCCATTTTATTTTTTGAAATAAAATCATTCTATATTAATAGCTTCCACATAAAGTTGTTTCAACAAATTTTTCAATCTGGTATTATCTATATTATTTTCTTGTACAGAATCCACATATTTGTTAAGTATTGTTAGCGTATCTTCAGCTTGATCAACAACCTCATCGAGGCCTTCATTCGGATCGGTAAAATCTTCAACAATTGTTATGTCTGCTGCATTTATATTATACAAGTTATTCATGAACTTGTCAAATAGGTATGGATTGGTTTTGTTTATTACAACCACTTTAACATAAGTGTCTTTGTATTTACTCACATCCATATTTGTTATTTCGGAAATGGAATCTTTTTTATCATCATAATTGATGCGATAAAACAATTCAAAAGGATTCGACACAAATTCTAATGTTTCCATTTCAACATCCAAAATATGAAATCCTCTTTCATCACCATAATCTTGCCAAGTCAATTGATAGGGATTACCAAGATATGTAATTCCATCCGAACTGGATTTATGATGGTAATGTCCAGAAAAGGTATGTGTGAATTTTCTAAACAAGTCTCGGTTTAATCCTTCTTCACTTGGCAACCCACGATACATTGCAAAACCCTCAATTTCAAAATGACCCATACAGTATTTTGCATCAGAATCTTTTAATGTGGACATACTATCTTCATAGTTTTCTGGACAGATCCATGGCATCATACAGATTTTATGTGGACCGACATATATGTGTGTTGGATGATCAATTACATTAAATGTACTGCCATACTCATTTAAAAGTAAATTTACAGAGTTAACATCATTAGTATTCTTAAAATATGTGTCATGGTTGCCGGCCAAAATATGCACATCAATACCTAGATTAGCCAAAGGATCAAAAAACATTTCCTTTGTTCTTTTCAATGTATAAAAATTTAAATATTTTCTGCGATCAAAAGTATCACCAAGAATTAATACGGCATTAACCTTTTCTTCTTTAAGTTTGGGAAAGAAAATTTGTTCATAAAAATTTTGATAATAATCTAAAATGTGCGGTGCGTCATTTCTTGCACCAAAATGTTGATCAGTTATCAAAGCTATTCGCATTATTTTTCCTTAAACTTTCCGCTTCATATACCATATTTCTTAATAAAGTGGTACTAAAATTATGTCGGCGTTTATTGAAGTATGTTTCCATATTTAAATTTTTGCCTGTATAATTTTTGTCTTTATATTCTTCACCCAACATTCTAACATCAATTGAATAAGAAAGCAATATGTCCATCAAATCTTTTTCGGTAGAATAAGGAACAATTTCATCCACATATTTGCAAGCTTGTAGTTGTACGAATCTTTCAAACAATGTTTGTACAGGTTTGTTTTTTGTGTCTGGTCTATCAATGGTGGGATCAGTTTGTAGACCAACAATCAAATGGTCACAATGTTGTTTGCATTCCTTTAACATTAAAACGTGTCCAGCATGAAACAGGTCAAAGGTGGAACAAGTAAATCCAATTCTCATAATCACTCCATAAATTTTTCAACACCTTTTGGTTTTTTAACCGTCTTTGAATCTTTCTTTGCTTGTTTGGCATCTTCATAGGTTTCAATAAATTCGGCAATGTTGTCATACATTTCAAATTGTTTGTTGTTACCATTATCCGACTCTAACATTTCAAATTCATCTAATATGCCGGCTTGTTCTGTGGCTTTGTATTTTACATACAATTGTTTTTTTTCTTTTTGTATTCTGCGTAGAAATGCATAGTATATTATTTGAGTAAAATATGCAAATGGATTGTTTGATTTAGAAGGATCAAAGTTGTTAAAATACATTAAACAATTCTCAATACCATCAGAAATCATTTCATCTCTATAGGTATAGTTGATGAAGTTGGGTTTGTGTGATAACCCTTCGGCAATCTTCATAAAACATTCGCCAATATAATTGGGAATTTTTGGTTCTGGTGTACCATCTTTTTGTGCGGTTGAACACAATTCTTTATAGTCTACCAAAGCCTTTAAAAAATCTGCATTGTTAATATAATGTTTTTGTTTACTCATTTCAAATATACCATAAAAAGTTGTTGACAAAGGGCTTGACATGTGATACATTTCACGGTGTAGCCCCGATGATATTAATGTATATTAATATTATCTTTAATTAAAGCTAGTTCAGCACAAGCTTCCAATATATCCATATTTTGTTCTTTATCTTTCTTGATGAAGTCACTATCTTCTTTTTGCATTTCTATGATTGCATCAGTATAGTATTTGGCAAATTCATCACTTGGATCCATACTACAGAGTATTTCTTTTCTATCTATAACAACAAAATTATTTTTAATAATAGAAAGGGGCAACCATTGTTGTAATAATAAACTTTGATTTTTTAATTGAAAAATCATTGGATCTTTTAATTGTACAGTTTCATTTTCATAGATTGTGTTGGCCACAACATCAAGACCGTCTTTAAATCTAATTATTTCTACTGTCATTTTTTAATCCTATATTATAAACTTTATAAGGGAACTTCTCCTCATTATATATGTTAACTCTTTCTATGAAGTGTTGTAACGTATAGTTTATTCTTTTTTTATATCTCAAGTCATCTGCAATATCATATAATGTGGCTTGTTGCTTACCGTCCGATTTTCTAAGTCCTCTTCCTATACTCTGAAGGTTTCTTATTCTTGATTTTGATGGACTTGCGAAAATAATATTGTGTAAATTTCTTATGTTTATGCCTGTACTGAAAGTACCAAAAGAAGCTACCACGATTGCGTCTTTTTCTTCTTCCATAATTGAACGTATATTTTCTCGGTCTTCCGTTTCCACACCACCATGTACAAAAAATACTTTACGACCATTTGCTTTTTCAGATATCATATCGTATAATATTTTTCCATGCTTTTCAACTAGTTGATATAATACCAATGTATTTGTATTTAAACTTATTGCTAAATTTCTGATGAATCTATTTCTATCATGGCAACCAATAAGGTAATCTATTTCTTCTGGATATGTCCAGTTTTTGCATTGTTCTGCTTTTTCTGGAGGATGTTTTAATACCAAACATTTGATATTTAATTCTGATATTTGTTTGTTTTCTATCAGCTGTTTGGTGGTGGTTACAGATTTAACAGGACCAAATAACCCTTCCAATACCAATTTGTGTGTTTTTGTTCCGTCCAATGTTCCAGTTAAACCAATTCTGTATTTTGTATTGGTACAGGAAGTCATAATTGTTGTTAATGATTGTGCTTTAAAGTTGTGTGCTTCATCACCAATAACATAATCAAATTGTTTAAAATAATCCGGAGGCATCTTATACAAGGATTGCCAAGTTGAGATATAAAGTTTCGCAGTTTCAGAAATTTTGTCTTTACCTTGATAAATTCGATGTATGTTTTCTGAAACTTCGAAACCATTATGACTTGAATAGTCTTGGAAGTCGGTATATAGTTGTTCTACCAAAGATGTTGTTGGTACAATAATTAAACCTTTAAACTTTTGATATGTTAATAATTGTCTGAATAATAAGTAAATTATTAATGATTTGCCAGAAGAAGTTGGTGATAACAACATTGCTCTGCGTTTTTGCATTGCATGTATAAATGCATTTTGTTGGTGTTCCATTACATTTATAGGTACACCTTTTGAGTGTAAGTTCAGAGAATCAAAGAATTTCTGCGCTTGATATACACTAAATTCATCTTCAGAATCTTCTATATCACACTTATAGTTTCGTTCTTCACAAAATAATTTTACGTAATCCAACAAACCCAAATATAAATTAGATGTATTGAGATTAAATAAACGTATTTTACCGTCCCAGATGCGATTCCGATAGGCTGGAACGAATTGATAACCGGGTACATAGAACGTGAAGTACTCTGATAGTTCCATCGCAATATGGCGTTCACATTGCACTTTGGCATATACTTCATCTTTTTTTGTGATTATGATATTACTGTCCTGCAACAAACTTCTCCCAGGATATAAAATCACGTAATTGCCAAGTTCTTTGTTTTAGTTCATTCATAACAGATTCAACAACCGAAACACACTCATCGTGATAGACTTTCTTTTCCAATAACTTAATCAAATCTTTATCAGCATCCATGTATGTTGATAGATCAGATTTAAGAACAAATTGGAAAGGTTCCCATCCAAATTCTTCTAATTCTTCTTGTGAAAGTTTGCCTGAAAAATATTCAGATTTAATTTTTTTCATGCGAAGGTAATCAAAATGTGCCTTTTTGCTGGCAATTTTATGCTTCGTCAGAATTCCCAAATATTTACTGTGTAGTGTGGGAATTTTAACCAATTCTTTGGATGGTTCGGTTTGGTCTATGACCGCATCGTTTTCCCATAATTTTAAAATAACTTCTAAAGTTTCCATTTTGTATTCAAAAAACAAATAATATGAATTATATCAGAAAAATATTATACTGTCAAGTAATTATATGATTGATATCTGAATGTGGCTGTGCAGGTTATTATTGTTTCTGCTGATAATTTGGTATCAAATTTGATATCTGACATTGATAAAGGGAAAACATTTGTGAATTGTAATCTTACAATTGGATTGTTTAATGCACTTAATACCGTTAATGTGGCATCAGAAAAATGTTTTACTTGTTGCAATTCTTTATTATGATCTCTTTTTTCGAATCCATCAGGATCGGCAATAGAAACAAACCAATTATACATGTCTTTCCATGATTGCAGTTCTTCATCTACCATAAAAGTTACATCTAAAGGACTGTATTGCAACTTTGTTCCTGGAGAAAACATATCCAAAAAAGGAGTGGCACGATTAACTTCACCCAAACTAACACTAGGTATATTTACTTCTTGGCAAAGATATTGTGTTGTTGGTATTCTAGCGAATGTCAACAAAAACTTTGTTGCTTGCAACGGATTGTTGTTTTGCGGTTGTCTAGTTAAAGCTGTCATGTTATCTCCTTATCAACTATTTAGGAGGCAATTTTAACACACTTCCAACCTTTATACGAACCTCTTGATAGGTTACCTTGGTCTAGACCATGTTCTTTACAAAAATTATTTAAATTTTCTACAACAAGTGTTTCACCTTTAGGACTTGTAATTGACCATTTTTTTGAAAGTTTTTCAGATACTTTTTGTTTTTGTGATTCGGGTTGTTTAAAACCAATTCTACTCAATCTCAATTTTTCATAATCATAAACACCATCTTTGTGTCTCTGTATGGCCTTCTGTCTATTTTTTTCTTTTGATTCTTCTGTTTGTTTTTTACCCAATCTATATTGTCGTATTTTTTCTTTAGTTTCTTCCGATTTTGGTTTACTATTTGCAATAGATTGTATTTTTCTGACAAGTTCTTTTTTTGGTATTATGCCTGATAGTCCTTGCCATGCATAATAATCTTCCCATTTTCCATGTTTTTCCCATAATTTTTTATGTTCGATTGCATGTTCTTCTATTGTAAGTTCAATTAAGTTGGATGGTTCATCTGTTCCACCCATGTGTTTTGGT